CGAGCAGCGTCGTGATGGTCGCGGCGTCCTGGATCAGGCTGGTCAGCGCTGCAGCGCCACCGGCGGAGCCGCCGAGGGTGTTGAGCATCGCGCTGGTGGCGGGCCGGAGCGCATCGAGCGTCACGCTGATCGCTTCACCGCCGCGGCCCAGGGCCCACTGCTGCGCGAGCTGCGCAGCGTTGACGCCGAGCTGCGTCCAGACGCCCTGCTGACCGCTGCTGAGGGTGCTCAGGCCGAAGGCGTTGAGCGCCGCGCCGACGTAGTTCTGATTGGCGACTGAGCTGCTGATCGCGGCCAGCTGGCCCAGGCCCAGCCCGCCGGCCTGCGCTGCAGTGGAGGCTGCCGAGAACTCCGGGCTGGTGGCCCAGCTCATTGCGGCGAAGGCGCTGCCGGCGCCGGTGAGCGGCGCGAGCGCTGTGCTGACGCTGCCGGCGTAGCTGCTGGCGTTGTTCATGCTCAGCGGGCTGGCGGCCTGCCCGGGGTTGTCCTCGACGTAGCGCACCAGGCTGATGTTGAAGGTGATCTGCCGAGCGCCGCCGCCGGGCGCGAAGGTGCCGAGGCCTTCCTGCACGCTGCGGATCGCCCACTTGCCATAGACGCGGCCGAGGCCGTCGGTGAGCATCTGCGGTTCGCCCTTGGCGGCGAGCTCGCGCAGCGTCTCCATGGTGGTCTGACGACCGCTGAAGCCAGGAAACAGCACGCCGTCGAGGGTGATCTGCTGGCTGCCCGGGCCGAGGAACTGCGCGGCCGGATCGCGCAGGAGGCGATCTTGCAGCTCCCAGCGGTACTCGGCCGTGCGGTCGAGCGTCTGCGGCACGCCGTTCGGCAGATCGAACTGGAAGGAGCCGAGCTGGAAGAGGGGGCGTGCCATGGCGTCAGTCGTTCAGGGCGACGCGGTAGCCGCTGGATGCCATGGCCATCAGATCCTCGAAGGCGGCGCGCACCTGATCGCGGATCTCCATGGCGTTGCCACCCGCTGCGTTGATCGTAACGGGGGCGTTGATCGTGATGCCGCCGCCGCCCGCGACGGGCCTGGCGACGCGGGGGATTATCGCGCCATCCATGCCAGGCACGAACAGCTCGCGGCGGCGCTCGCCGACGACGTAGGGCATGCCTGCACGCACGGGCCCGCCGGTGGCGCGGCCGGGGGGCTGGGGAGCTGCAGCAGGTGCGCCGCCGCCACCGCCGCTGAAGAAGCCGGTGATGTTGCTCCATGCGCCGCGGATCCAGCCGACCAGCGCGCCGAACTTCGCCTTGAGGCCCTCAATGATCGAGCCGATGATCTTCTGCCCGATGCCAGCCCCGGTGAACAGGCGGATGATCATCGCGGGAATCGGGAACATGAAGCCGAGCACCTTGGGCCCCCATGCCCGGATGACGCCCAGCACCTGGTTGAACCCTTCACCGATCCGCTTCAAGTCGCCAGTGAAGATGCCCGAAAAGACTTTCCATGCGCCGCCGAGATAGGTGACGAAAGCGCCAAACGCCTGTTGAACCTGCCCCCAGTTGGCGATCAGCGCTCCAATGGCGACACCGATTCCAAGAATGGCCAGCGTGACCGGCCCGCCCAGCACGCCGATCGCGCCGACCACGCCAGCGATCACGGGCAGCGCCAGGGTCAGGCCGGAGAGGACCGCGCCGATCACCACGATGTTCTTGGCCAGGCCGGGGTTGACGGCAGCCCAGTTGGCGATGCCCTCAACGATCGGCGTGATCTTCTCCGCCAGCCTGGTGAGCGGCGGCAGGAGTGCATTGCCAACGGTGATGCCGAGCCGCTGCGCGCTGTTCTGGAAGCTGCTCAGCGTGCCCTGGAAGGTGCTGAGACTGCGCTGGTAGTCCTTGTCGACAGTGCCGGCCGCGGCCGCCCCGCCCGATTCCGCCTTGAGCTTCTCGTACTCCTTGCGGTACTTCATCAGCGACATCAGGCCCAGCTTGGCCTCCTTGTCGCCGAAGATCTGGGAGAGCTTGAACACGTCCCCGCCGGTCACCCGCTGCAGCTCGTTGAGCGCTGCCTCCATCGGGTTGATGCCCTTCGCCTTTGCGCTCTTCAGCACCTGCTCGATGTTGACGCCGAAGGCCTTGAAGTTCTTCACCGCGTCCGGCGAGGTCATCTTGAGCATGGCGTCCGTCATCCGGGTCGCCGCCTGTCCTGCGTCTGGCGCGTCCTTGCGCACCATCTGCATCATCGACGCCAGCGCGATCGCGCCCTGCTTGCCGCTGATGCCGAGCGTGCCGGCCGCGGCGGCGATCGTCGGCATGAACTGCGCCATGTCCTTCAGCTCGAAGGCGCCCTGCTTGCCGGCGAACGCCAGCGCATCGAACGTCGCCTTGAGCTCCGTCGGCCGGATCTTCAGCGCGTTCTGCAGCTGGAAGCCGGTCTTGGTGACGTCGAGCAGATCGGAGTTGGTGGCGGTCGCCACGCGGCCGAGCGCCTCCATCGACGCAACGGCATCCTTCAGCTCGAGGCCCTGAGCCACCAAGTCCTGGATGCCCTGCGCCAGCTTCTCCGGCGCCAGGTTGGTGAGGTTTCGACCGCTGAGGCGCAGCACCTCGGCGCCCAGCTTCTTCAGCTCGCCCTGGCTGACGTTGGCCGTCTTGCCGATGTCAGCCAGCACCGCCTCGAAGCTGGCCGCCACCTTTACGCTCGCCACCAGTCCAGCGCCGATGGCGGCTGCGCCTGCTGCTGCGCCCTGCCAGAGGTCGTTGCTGAAGATGTTCTTGAAGCCCTTCTTCCCAGCGATCGCTGCGTCGTTCATCGTGCGGGTCACGTTGCGCCCGAACGTTGAAACGTCCCGCTGTGCTCCGCGCAGCGCCTTGCCGAGGCTGGCCGCGATCTTGCCGCCGATCTCGACCGTGATCTTCTGCGGGCCGCCGCCGATCATTTCTTGCCCAGCTCCTTGGCGATCTCATTCTGAACGGTCTGGGCCTCGACGAACCAGGCCCAAAACTCGTCGGTCTCCATCTCGAGGATGTCGGCCAGGCTGGTGGCGGTCCAGCCGGCGAGCAGCACAGCTGCCCGCCGGATCTGGCCTTCTACCGCCTGGCCTGCCTGAAATCCTGGACCTGCTTCTCCAGCTTCGACCAGTCGGCGGAATCGAGGTCCAGCAGATCCTCGACAGTCACCTCGCAGAGGTTGGCCACGAGCATCAGCGCTTTGTCCTCTTCGCTGCCGGACGACTTCGACGCCGCCAGATCATCGCGCACCTTGGGCCTGCGCATGATCAGGTGCTTCACCTCAACGCCGCTGATCTCGATCGGGAAGTCGAGCTCGATCTTCGCGGTGTTCGGATGCAGGTTCTTGGCGCTCATTCAGGTCAGACCCCGATCGCGGTGCGGATGGACTCAAGCTGATCCACACCGCTGATGCGGCGGATCATGTTCACCTTGTCGACCTCAACCAGCTCGCGGCCGCCGACGGTGAGCTTGAAGTAGCGGAGGCTGTAGGCGAAGGTGCCGGTGCTCATGTCGCCGGCGGCCCAGTCGCCCGGATCCATCTCCTTGATGTTGCCGGTCATGTTCACGATCACCGGCACGGCGGCCTCGCCATCACGACGCATGGCGCCGCGAGCGGTGAGCTGGGTTTCGGCGGAGGCCAGGCCGAACAGGGCGATGATGTCCGGGTTGTACTCGGCCAGCTCGAAGGTGCCTTCGAGCTTCTCCATGCCCATGTCGAGTTCGACGGGGGCGTCCATGCCGCCGCCGCGAAACTCCTCCATCTTGGTGGTGAGCGTGGGCAGGGTCAGCGTCTGGATGGCGCCGGCGAGGCCGCGGCCATCGACGAAGAGGCTGAAGTTCTTCAGAACGCGGGGGATTTGAGCCATGGGTCAGGTCCTCAGGCGAAGAGATCGACGACGTAGCTGTTGACCAGGTGCGACCGGAAGGTCACGCGCTCGGCCGGATAGGGGGGAGTGAACTCGAAGTCGAAGAACACCTGCCCGCTGGCGATGCTGGTCGGGGTGTTCAGATCGGGATCCACCCAGACGTCGCCGCCGAGGATGGCGCCCCGGGCCTTGAGGCTGCGCAGGTAACCGCGCACCGACTCCATCACCTCCTCGAGGTAAGTGGCGGTGATGCAGCGATCGACGGCCCAGAGGTGGCCGCGGAGGATCGACTCGTTGATCATGTCCGCGGTGCGGCGGACAGAGAGGAAGGCGTAGAGCGGCTCGCTGGAGAGCGTGCGGTTGCCCCAGAGGCGGAAGCCCTGCTCGCGGATGATCGTGGCGATCTTCGCTTCGTTCAGCAGGTTGGCCCGGCTGGTGTAGTCGCCCAGGGTGAAGTCGATGGCGCGGGCGGTGCCCTCGATGCCAGCGATCTCGTTGTTCGAGGGGCTCCACCAGAAGCCGCGCTCGTTGTCGACCTTGTTGATCAGACCGGCGACGGCGCTGGAGGCGGGCACTGCTTCACCCGCAACGAGCACCCAGGGGTCGACCACGTAGATGCGATCGGAGCCGAAGTCGTCGTTGAGCTGGATCGCAGCGGCGTCGGTGGTGTTGGGGCCGTCGCCGATGATCACCGCGCGGAGGCGCTGGGCGATGCCGAGCATCTCAGCCAGCACGCGGGAGCGCACGGTGCCGCGGGTGGTCGTGCCGGCCACAGCCTGCACGCCGGAAGTAGGCGCGGCGATCGTGACCGTGGGGTTGCTGGTGTAGCCCTCGCCAGGGTTGGTGACGGTGATCGAGACCACCTTGCCGGCGTTGGCGCCAGTGCCGAGCACCGCGACAGCGGTGGCCTGAGCGCCGCCGGCAGGAGGCGCAGCGATGGTCACGGCCGGGGCGATGGTGTAGCCGCTGCCCTGGGTGGTGACCGGAATCGTGAGGATGCCGTTGGCCGTCCGCTGGTGGGTGAAGCCAGGAGCGATCAGCACGCGAGGCGCGAAGCCCACGGCGTTCTCGCTGGCAAGGAAGGCGTGCACGCCCTCGTAGGCGCCGGTGCCGCCGTTGATGCCGCCGACCACGTTGGTGATCGTGGCCCGCTCGTCGGCCCCTTCAGTCACGCGGATCACCACGACCACGGCGCCGGCCTGGTCGTAGATCAGATCCAGTGCGCTCTGCAGCGTGCCGGTCGTGCCGAGGCCCGCCATCTCAGAGCGAGAGGCGATCAGCACCGGGGTGTTGAGCGGGAACTTCGTGGCGTCAGCGTCGGGCGCGGTGCCGATCAGACCGAT